TTTTAATTAAACAAAAAGCGTAATTTAAAATTCGTATTTTATCCGTCCAAATAACACACGAAGCGAAAGCAACGCTAATCCAGTAAAGGGGGTGAGAGAGTTGGACGGTACTCGTAAAAAGTTCAATATTGACAAGCTACTAGTTGCATCAGGCTGTCTAGCTCAGGTTGGAGATGACTAAGATGAAATGGAAAATTTTCTAAATTATTTTATCAAGATTTTTCGTATTGAGGGGGGTGCCATCTGAAATGGCTATTCAAGAAAATGACTTATCTCAATTAGTTTTAGAAAAAACTGGACTTAATAAAAAGGTTTTATTAGATAGGTATGATCGTATGGCACAAGATACTCTCAGACAGCGAACGATGTATTGGGATATTGATGATCTAGTTAGAGAAACTAGATACAGTAAAGCTTCATTAGAAAAATATATTATTTGTGATCCTCGTATGAAGGAAAATCAAAGGCAGCTTGGACCGAGATTTAAACGAGTATGGTTATCTGAACCAACTGCCATTGTTTTAGAAGAAATACTTAATAATTAATTTCAATAAAATTACCCGGACAGGTACGTAATATTTTGAGGAAACAAGGTATTAGGAGAGGCCAGGGCAATGGCCTCTAGATAAAACAAAGTACCAATCTAGTAGAAATCCAAGAGGTATGGGCAACTACCTCTCATCTCAATACTAAAGCTAACTTCATAAAGAAACTATGCAACGGCTGCATAGTATGCACAATACGCATAAAAGGATGGATAAATATGGACTTTGACATTGGGACATTAATAAAAAAGTGTCGTAAGAAAGCAAAGCTTTCACAAGAGGCTTTTGCAGATTTGATGCACACAACACAATCAACGATTAGTCGTATAGAACAAAATTTGATTGCTTGTGAGGCTAAATTCTTAGCCAGAGCAGCAGCAGTCACAAATTCACAAGATGTTGTTGTGGCTACCTTGTTTAGCACTGATGCAGCACTTCAATTTTTACAAACAGTACCTATGTTTATAGGAGGAATGTTCTTATGGATATTGTAGAAACATTAAAACTGAAAATAGCTATGTTAGAGGCTTGTAATGAGGATTTATTAGTGGCTATTGGCGTTCATAACGAGCGAGGAGAGTATCATCTTTCAGCAGAATGCATGAGAAAAATCAAGAAAGCAACATATGAAATTGAGAGATTAAAAGCACATTTACTTGATCAACAAAATTTCCTTTGGGTTATTAAAGATTTACAAGAAAGAGGACTGCTTAGTGAGGTGATTAAAAAGTATGCGTATCAAGCCTAGAGCGTGGCGCCACATGACATTAAAACAGAGGTTAATTTATGTACATTTCTTTTGTGATAAAAAGTTGTTAGAGAAATTAATTGGCAATAAAAAGACTGTTTAATCATTGCGGGATTAAACAGCCAATAAACTATGGAATATAGAAACATTTTAGCATGAAAATTGAACGTTTGCGAGTGTTATCTCGCTCTCGTCAAGCAGCTTACAGTACTGTCTCCCTACGGTATTGCTTTGCCACTGTGAGTTGCTTGATGGGACGCCATCAGAAAGAAGGTGGGAATCATGAGTATTGATCAATTCAAGCCAAAGATGCGAGAGGTACGTATAGACACAGAAGTGTTTGAGGAACGATTTGCTGAGTATGACATCATCAGTGAGTTTACCGGGATCATATTTACATTAGTAGCAATTGAGGACAATGTACGCTACACAAGCTTTGTCACAAAATCATATGCAGAAGTTTTACGTAAACAAAAGGAGGTTATAGCGTGAAACAACTTATTGAAGTAGAGAATCCGATGGTGTTAGGAACAATTGAAGCTGTAAACAGTGTACCTACATTTCGATATATAGAGACAGATTTCCGTGATATCTATGGCAGTTTAATAGTTTTCAATGATGATTATATGGAGTTTTCAAATGGGGATATCGTTCATCTAGATAACATCCATACGTATTTAGAGGATAACTATAATGCCAAATTTTACACAAAAAAATAAACCACTTGGCAGAGTGGCTTACAAATCAAATATTAGAGCAATTATAGCGGACTATAGGAGGAATATCAATGAGTAACTTAGCAGAACAATTTATTAATCCAATTCCTTTTCAACAACCAAAAGGGGTACTAGCACAAGCTAGTTCCTCCCGTGAGATGGAAGAAGTAAAAGGACAAATATTTATGGCAAAATCATTTCCACGTAATTATTTTGAAGCCGAGAAACGAATACAAGATGCATGCAAAAGACCTTCGCTCGCTGGAACTTCTATGTATGCATATAATCGAGGCTCTACTAAGGTTGAGGGTGCTTCTATACGTTTAGCAGAAGTGTTAGCACAGAATTGGGGTAATTTATCTTATGGTATTCAAGAGTTGGAGCAACGTGAAGGTGAATCAGTTGCCAAAGCATTTTGTTGGGATTTAGAAACGAATGTCCGTCAAGAAAAAGTGTTTACTGTAAAGCATGTACGTAGTGCCAGAGGAAACTTAATACCATTAACAGACCCAAGAGATATTTATGAAAGAGTAGCAAGTGATGGAGCTCGTCGATTAAGAGCATGCATTTTAGGTGTTATTCCTGGGGATGTTGTAGAAATGGCAATTGAACAATGCCGATTAACACTATCTGGGCAATCTGATAAACCATTAAAAGAACGTGTCAGTGGAGCATTAGCTCACTTTAAAGAAAAGTATGGTGTTACTCAAGAAATGATAGAAGATCGCTTCGGTTATAGTGCTTCATCATTTAGTGAATTTGACCTTGTGCAATTAACGAATATCCGAAACTCCATCAAGGATGGAATGTCTATTGCAGATGATTGGTTCAATAAAGAGATTGGTAAAAACCAGTCAAGCGCTTTAGCAGTTGATTTCAAAAAGGAAAATCAAGAAGCAAAAGAAGAGGTGAAATCAGATGCACCAAACGACATTCCAATTGAACAGCCAAAATTACCACTCGAATGAGGCAAATCAGCACTACATGTCGGTGTCGCAGTTTAAGAGTGCTGTGGAATGTGAAGCTAGAACATTTGCAGAGGTAAGGGGCGAGTTCTCTCGTCCTCCTTCAACAGCATTATTAGTAGGTTCATATTTACATGCAGCCTTTGAAAGTGATACGAAATTTGCTGAATTTCTAGAACAGAACCACAACAGCATTTATGGTAGCAGAGGTGGTAAATATAAAGATTATGAAAAAGCTGACGACATGATTGAAACCATCAAAAATGACGAGTTTTGTATGTTCGCTTTACAGGGCAAAAAAGAGGTCATCTATACAGGTGAATTATTCGGTGTAAAGTGGAAAATCAAAGTCGATAACATCAATCACGACCGTGGATTTTTCAGCGATTTAAAAAGTACGCAGGAGCTTCGAAAACGATACTGGAGCGAGAAATATAATGCTTGGGTTTCGTTTGTACAAGCCTTTGATTACGTGCTGCAAATGTGGGTATATAGAGAAATTATCTTTCAAAATACAGGGTGTTACTATGATCCATACATTGTGGCAGTTACAAAAGAATCGCCACCTAATAAGGCCGTATTACACTTCGATTCAAGGCGTTTCGACTTCGAGAAAGAATATGTTCAATCAATGTTGCCAAGCATCTTAGATGCAAAGCTAGGGCGTAGAAATCCACACCGATGTGACAAGTGCGAATTTTGTCGAGCAACTAAGAAACTTAGTGGCACATTTGAAATTGAATATCTACTAGATTAGGTGGTGCAGATGGATGAATAACGTACCACACAAAGTCCTTCTGCCTGCTGGGATATTTGAGCAGGCGAGAGGGAACAACGATGAAATCAGACGCTTGGTGTTGGAATGTAGAACTAAGCTTGTCATTTCTTGCGCTTACCCGGGAAATTTTTTACTTATTTCCTAGCGTGCTCTATTAGTTTTTAGGAAGGAAAATATAAAAAAATGCACTAGTTAATGCTTAATAATATTAATAATTAGAATATTAAGATAAAGGGAGAGTGGAGGGCAAAGGGCTAAATTCAGATACGTCTATACAACTTTTTGGAATGATCCTCGTGTAGTTGAGGAAATGACAGCAGAGGACAAGTACTTCTTTCTGTATTTGCTGACAAATGAAAGTACGACTCAAATTGGTATCTATCCAATTACTAAAAAACAAATAGCTTTTGATATGGGCTATTCAATGGAAAGTGCTGGAGCTTTATTACAACGCTTTAGAGACCATCACGAGCTTATTAAATACAACGAAGATACACGGGAAATAGCAATTAAAAACTGGGGTAAATACAACCTGAATCGTGGTGGTAAACCAATTCTTGATTGTGTGAGATCAGAACTAAAAGAGGTCAAAGATACTTCACTTATTCAATGGGTTGGTGAAGGAATCCCGAATGATTCTGTACGTAACGTCTACGAGTCGTATTACGATACGTCAACGATAAGTGGACAAAAAGAAAAAGAAAAAGAAAATAAAAAAGAAGAAGAAAATAAAAAAGAAAAACAAACAACAGAGGGTGAAGTCGGTCAGTCGTATGTCACTGAGGAACAATTAGTATTTTTAACTAAATTCTATGATGAAAACATTCAAAGAGCATCTGGCTATATTTGCGAATGCATAGAACACATGGCTAGAGAAAATGATCCAGCACTTGTTTATGAGGCTATGAAAATTACAGCACTTCAACAGCCAAACAAACCAATGCAGTATACAGAACGAATTTTAACAAACTGGAGAAAGGATTTTATAACGAACGTTGAGCAACTGAAGGTCAAGGAAGAAAGAGGGAAAAACAAGCGACAGCAATCTAGCCAGTCTTATCAAAAGCAAAATGGTCGTACAGAGGTTGTTCCAGAGTGGTTCGCTAATCGCAATGATAGTGAAGAACCAAAGCCTTCTACTGAGCCTACTAGCAACACGATAGATTTCGAGGCAGAGAGACAAAAGGTTTTAGAAATGTTAGGTAAGAAGGAGAGTGTAGAGGCTTGATTAACCGAGTAGTTTTAGTTGGCCGCCTTACAAAAGATCCGGAATTACGATTTACACCAAATGGCATCGCATCATGTCGCTTCACAGTTGCAGTTAACAGGACATTCAAAGGGCAAAACGGTGAACAAGAGGCAGACTTCATAAATTGCCAAGCTTGGCGTAAACAAGCTGAGAATCTAGCAAACTTCATGAAGAAGGGCGGTCTCATAGGCTTGGAAGGGCGAATCCAAACAGGCAGCTATGAGGGGCAGGATGGCAAGCGTGTCTATACGACAGACGTTGTAGCAGACAGTATCCAATTCTTAGAGCCAAGAAACAGCACAGGGAGCTCACAGGGCGCATCAAACTACGAATCTAGTACAAATACAGGTGGACCGAATCAAGGTGGTTCACAGGGGCAATATGGCGGTAATAACAACCAGCCAAGTTATGCAAGGGTCGATGAAGATCCTTTTGCTAATAGTAAGGGACCAATTGAGGTAAGTCAGGATGATTTGCCTTTCTAAAGTGCAAAGGGTGCCCGAAAAAGAGAGCGTATGATCCTACTAAGAAATATAGAGGTTGCGAAGTATATAGGCAGATAAGTATTGGGAAAGAATTAGAACATATTAGTAATGTTCGAAGATGGTCTAAGTGACTTTTTGAAAGATATTGTTCAGTAAAGGAAGCGTGTATAAATGTTAAAAGAAAAAAGGAGTAATTCCTACGCAAAAGGTTAATCACTCCAAACACGAAATCTATTATTTTTTAGTTTTGTCTTTATATCTCTAAATAATAGGACTTAACATTTTAAGGATAATTGAAGCATTTACGTTTATTTGTGTGCCTCCTGCTAAAGTTTGAAGGATTACTGCTGCTGCAGAAGAATGGTTCCTAAGTGTAAGAAACCCGCCG